CACAATCAACCAAGGAGGTTAACATGATCAACTGCGTCGTCACACAGCAATACAAAGAATTGTCGGTCACCGAAGACGGTGATGATCCGATCCTTCAATTCATTTCTAACCAATTGAGGATGGCTGACTGGTCAATCCAGCTTGAAGAGCGGATTGAGAAACTTGATGATGTAAAATTTCAACATCTCAAGCTCAGGCTCAAAAAGATCCTGATTGGCTGGCGTAATCTGAATCGTCTCGTCGTTTTGAGAGATGAAAACAATTACTCGCCGTTACTCCAGGCAGATCAACAGTCGCCGGCATATCTCCAATTTGTGACATCTCGGATTCCCTCCGATGAGAGAATTGTTTTCTATGACTCTCTTCCGGAAGGTCTCTTGGATGGTGTGACTATACGCAGAAGGTCAAAAATTGACCAACCTAGCTGATTGTGGGTCCCAAAGTCATAGGACCTACGTCAGGTGCTAATCACCAGGCAATCTAATCAATGGGTGATCCTCACGGATTATACCATGAAAGGATTCTACCATGAACAAATCGTTCGGTGAGAATGAAAGCATCCTGTACTTAGATTCACTCGGAATACCCCATCATCTCTCCGTAGGGTGGACTACACTTGTTCACCGTTGGGAAACAGAAAGTGGGGCTGCATGGACCGTTGACAGACTCAAAAGCTTAAAGGTCGATCTTCTACGGACCCTGGATGGCTTGAAGCCACTCGGAATCTGGAAAAAGAATCGCCTTGGAGTCTACTCTGGGCCAGTGGGTGCATTGTTCAATATGATGGTCGTCGGCTCGCCGAAGACCATACATCAGGCTCTGAATATGGTGATGATCTATTCTAGATATATCGCCACGGAGCCTAGTTCAGCCAATATCGCTGACTTAAAGAACAACTTGAGTGCTAAGTTGGACTCAGACTGTTACTCACTCTGTTCAGACATTGCCCTCTTGTTCCATTTCGATAATGAGATCTCTATTAAAGATAAACTGAGATTGTCCCACATCTTGGACTGGAGAGGGTCTGGCAGCAAAAGGGCACCTATCAATCGGGTCGAAACTGTAGAGATGTCAAAAAGTATTTTTCTTGACCACCCTGAATTACGTTTACATCGGGCGGTTTTGAAAGACATCGCACCGACAGTTATGGATGAGTTTTTGAAAAATATTTCTTATCCACTTCCTGTTGTTTCGGCACCTGTTAGTGGATCATCATCTTCTGTTCGTTGGAATAAATGGGTGAATCCTGGTATTTTCCATAAAATGGACTGTGGGAATTTCGCACCAAAACCGCGAAATATTGGTTCCCATGTGTTACAGGATTTCTTTAATCCGCCCAAAAGACCAATTGTAGGAAAGATTTCCGCACTTTTTAAGGACCAATCCATGAAAGTTCGATGGATTGCATCACCGCTGAGAAGTTATCAGCTGATGCTGAAGCCCATGGGGGATGCGTTATTTAATGTACTTAAGCAACTCCCGTGGGATTGTACCTTTGATCAAAATAAAGGTGTTGTCCAGGTGCAGAAATGGTTGCAGGAAGGACGTACATGTTACTCCTTCGATCTTAAATCTGCGACTGATTATCTTCCCTTACGATTACAGATGATGGTTTTTAACAGGTTATCTGATGACCCGGTCTGGAAAGAACTTTGTGCCCTGTTTCATTGGATAGCTACTGGTGATTACGTCTGCAAGCAGACAGGGAGCACTATGCGCTGGCAGAGGGGACAACCAATGGGTTTATACCCAAGTTTTTGTGGTTTAGCCCTTGGCCATGCTGCAATTGCTCACTATGCATGCAGAAACGGGTCAGGTGATTTCCGTATTCTGGGAGACGATATCGTGATAGTTGGCGATACTTCAGCTCAACTTTACCGCAAGGTAATGGAAACCTTGGGCTGTAAAATCTCCGAAAAGAAGACGCTTGTCTCCAACACCACTGCAGAATTTGCAGGGAAAGTCATCCGTGCTGATGCGGTTTATAATTGCATCAAATGGAAGACTTTTGATGATGATAATTTTGTACAAAAACTCATCATGTTGGGAAACAATTTCGAGAAATTCCTGACACCTCGTCAAAAGATCGTTTTTAAAGATCTCCGTGCATTACAACCCCCTTATGGTACGGGGAGCGGAGTCGATCTTGAACTATCCATAATGTTGACAGATCTTTTTGTTTCAGCTCTGAGCCTGAAAGATCCTATTATCTGGGATCCAAGGACTCTTAGTGGCGCGAAAGCGCAGGGAATCTCCGACTCTTCCTTGTTTGTAAGAAAGGCCAGAGAGTTGCTCGAATACCTCGACGAGAGGATTATGGGGTGGTTAGGTAAAGAGGATAAACTGAGATCTATTACAGATCCAGAAGTCTTCTCCACTTTCTGCCGCCTGCGTCGGATCACTCCGAGTGGGCTCCCAGTTGAGCAAAAGAGAACGTCAACCCAGTCTAATCTTACGATCCTTCAAAGGACACTTCGAAAATTGAAGTCCAATCCGGGTAAGAAAGACAAGCCGCTACCACTTCATACAGTAAACCCGTACCTTTCAGAGTCTGATCCAGCCTGGGTCAGATTCTTCTGGAAGGATATGAGTTACTTGCATGAGTAATCCTGAACTACGGGGATGATAATGTAGTGTGGGGATCCTGTGAATTGACGTAC